TCAATTGGAGGAGCTCAAGGATAAAGCAGGTAATGCTATCCTAGACACATCAGACAATGTATTTACTGGTGCAGAGCTAAAGAAAATCAGAATGCTAGAAGCTTGGGCTATTATTGGGCCTATTGCTGGGTTGTTGATTGGATTGTTATTTTAAATAAAGAATGGGGTACTGCTTAATTGCAATACCCCATTTTTTTTATTTTAAATTAGGAATAAATCTAAAGTTAGGCGAAGATTCATTATTTTTTGGATCTTCAACATTTATTTCAGTAGTAACACCCCCAAAATCTTGTGTATATCCAACTCTATCTCCCTCTTTATTTTCAACACTTTTTCCTTGAACTGTACTTTTTAAAAGTTCAGCACTTCTTGCTTTTATTCCTCGCAATTGGTCAAACCTACCTAAAGCTTGTTCTCTTGTTAATATGCCTTTACCTTCCATTTTATCAGCATATCTTTCCCTTTTAGCGTCAACTCTTTCTTTGTGAGCAGCATATCTTTTTTGTTTACGCTGGTCTCTAGCTTTTATGCGTTTTTTTCTTTCTTCACTAGCATCAGCGTAGCCGACATATTTTTTATTTAAATCATCCATATTTATACTTTTACATTGTTAGCAGATTTTTCCCACGGTAAATGTTTATGGCCTTCGTTATAAGCAACCCCATCATAAATTATTTTTTTATCAGGTGTTCTTGGATAAGCATTACCATTCCAATAAACATTTTGGGCATCATAATTTAACTTACCGGATTTCATATCAGCAATGTGCTTTTTTTCGTGCGCTAATACCTCTTTCTTTTTTTCTTTAGAAAGTCCTGGTGCTAATTGAATTGTACCGTCTTTATGCGCTTTACCTAATACACCTTGCGGTAATGCCTCTTTTTTAAATATAGGCGTAGTTGATTTTTTCTTTTTCTTTTTAGCTGCCGCAGGTTTTTTTGTTTCAATACCTAATTGATAAGGACTCCACCCTAAGCTTAACAAAATATTTTGCCAAGCCGCGTTTTTATCCATATCAATAGCTTTTAAGTTTTCCGCTTTTTTAAAGGCTCTATCTAAAGGCACATTAGCTATTGCAGCTGTGTAATTTGCAATTGCAAATCCTTGATAAAATGGGTCGTTTTTATATTGTCTCCAATTTTCAAATTTTTGTGCTTCTACAATATCACCAATTTTTTTACTTACAGGTGGCGATATTGTAAGGCCAGCCTGTATTAAGCCTAAAGCAGGATCATATACTCTTTTACCATCTTTACGCTTTTGATATTGATCGTAGTATTCCATACCAAGGTTTTTAAGCGCAGCAATTACAGCACCTGAATAACCCATACCTCTTAAAAATCCATCTAAAAGTCCGTTAGCAAAATAACCTAATTGTTTTTCGGCTTTTTCGTCATCATCATCATCAGATAATAATAAACTAAATATTGCACTTTGTAAACCAGAAAATATAATATTTTGGGCAGCACCATAATAAATTATTTTAGATGCATTTGTTTTCCAGTCCCCTCTACCGTTAATTAAATCAAGCGTTGCTTTTTTAGTTTCACGAGCATATTGTAGAGGTGTATTTGCAAATGCTAATATAAACCTTCCAATTTCAGAGGCTTGTTGTCTAGAAATTTTATCTGGTCTAGATGATTGCTGGGATGTTTCTGCTACTTCTTGAAATTCAAGCATAGCTTGCTCTTTAGCTTCTGTTTCATTCATTCCTTGTTTTACTAACTGGTTTATCTTATTTCTATACCAGCTAGCACCTCCAAATGAAATAGCAAAGCTATCTCCCCATTGCGTAGGTTTAAATCCTAATTCTAAAAGTTTTTTATGCGTTCTTAAAAACCAATTTCCAGGTTCTGAATCAGCAAGATCAGCGGTATTAATTTCAATTTTTAATCCGCCACGACGTTCAGTTAAAAATGTAGAATTCCAAAGCTCAACAAAATCACTGCTAAATTGAGGCGCATTTGCCATAGCTTTAGCCATCATAAATGGATTATTAAAGCTCCAATTCATAAAGTTAACAATAGATAACTGCTGAAGAACCGCGGATCTAAGGTTTATAGCCATAACGTTTGCTACAGATTGATTAATCCAATTCATAGCAGCATTAAACTCTTTATCTTTACCTTTTTTACGATTTACGCCAGTCTCCATGCGCTCTAAAACATTCTTCAATGCATCCGTAAAATCATTACCATGCATCTGCTTTATAAGCGTCATATTTATATCAGAAAATATTTGGTTTTTATTATTAATAAATTCTGTTAAAAATAGCTTCCTTTGTGCTTTATTTGAAACGTTGGCTAAGTCTGTTTGAATATTCCCACCTAACCAGTCTTCAGTTATAGGAGGGTATCCTTCAGGTACTTTTGTTATTTTAGCAAGATCATCAGCAAAAGCTTTTAGCTCTGAATTACCATTTACAATAGCAACTAATCCAGCTGCATCAGCTTTATTTAATCCTAAATCATAACCTGCTTTTTCATACAAATAAGCTCTAATAGCTTGTTCATTAGTATATAAACCATCAAGAACTTTTTGTTTTAAAAGCTTTTTATTTTTATATCTTTTCTTTAATGATTTATAATCTCTAACTAATGATACTTTTGCTGCTTCATATGCTGCAATGCCTTTAGCAAAAGGTGTCATTAAATTATCTTGGAAAAACTTCATTTGAGCTTCCCCTATTGAGCCACGACCTAGGAATGTGTATAGCAATCCCATGAAATCATCCGCCCCAGGAGGAACATATATATTAATTTTTCTAAATAAAGAACCTTTAGTTGGTTTTTTAGATCTTAATATATTATCCATTTCATCTTCAAGCGAAGGAGCTTCAGCTTCTTTAGCAACTTGTACTTTCTTTTTTACGCCTAAATCAGTAAGCATTTTATCTACAGCAGCTACATTTTTAGGAGCATCATCAGCAAAGAATATATCATTATAACCTTCTGAAACTTTTTCCGCCATCCAAAATGCTTTTGCACTTGGCTTGCCGTCACCTAATCCAGTTATATTTTCTAAAGGTATACTTATCCCTAAAGCTGATCGTAAAAAACTTTGTATTGCTTCTGCTGCGTTAGCAGGTCTAGCTGTTAATACAAATACATCCCGATCACCTTTTGCTTCAGTTAGTTTTTTAGCAAGAACAGCAAGAGGGCCTTTCTTACCTTCTTTAACTTGACTAAATTCAGAAAAATCAAATTCAGCTCCAGCTTCCGTAAGCTCTTCAGAACGAGCTGCAAATTCTGTTGCTGATAAAGTACCAGAAGTCCCGTCTGGAAGCGTATAAAGCACGTTAGATTTGCTCTGCGCAAGTGTATCATCAAAGTCAAATACCCTTGCTTTCTTTTTAGGAGCTTTTTTATCTAATGCAGCATTTCTTGCTTTTCTTAAAGTGTCTAATTTATTATTTATTTCTTCTGTTGATAGCCCTTCTGTTTCAACGCCAAGATCTTTTAATAATTTTTCACTTTGTTTTCTAACTTGCTCTTGAGCTTGCGCAACGCCAGCCTCATTTAGTATGGCTAACCTTACTTGTGCAGGAGTTTTTTCATTTGTTATTTCTTTAATAGCTTGATTAGCAAATTCTAGCCACTCAAGCTCTGTCATATAATTTTTAACAAATTCATATCCAGCATCAATAGCTTTTGCAATGTTTTTACCGGTTTTATATGTAACCTTAATAGCTCTTAATCCGCCGATTAATACATTTAAACTAACATCTTTTGCGGCTAATATTAAAAACGGATCTATAGCTAAACCTTTTGTACCCGTAAGTTCGCTAAGCTTAGCAATGGCTCTATCAATAACAAATTCAACTTTATCTTCTAAAACAACATTATTCCCCGCTTTAATAGCATCAGGTGTTGAGGGGCTCTCTACATTTGTTTCTTGAGCTAATGTTTGTCCGCTTTCTATATTTTCTATTGAATTTAAATCAATACCAGCAGCAGCAAATCTAACAGATGGGTTATCAAATATACTATAGCCAGCAGGCAAAGTTGCATCTAATTTAGCATTATCAAGCTGTTCATCTGCTTTTTTAGAAAGCTGAGTTTGATAATAATTTTCTTTTATTTTTTCAAGAACGCCCGCTATTTGATTATTTTTTAAGCCCCAAATAATGCTAGCACCAACTACAGAAGAAGGTGGGTTATGCTCTTCTCTAAATAGTCTTCCTGTAGCTTGTTTTAAGCTTTTCCCGTATTCAAATATTTTTGATTTATATTTAAAAGGAGCAGCAACCTTTATTAACCCTGTTGTAGTTGCATAAGAATTATAAATAAAAGTAGAGGCTCTTTCTACAGATATTTTTTTAGCTTTAACAAGAAAATCTAAATGCTCCGCAAAATAAATTAATGCGTTCATGTTTTCTTGCTCTTGCAAATTGTTTTTATTTTTCCAATTAGAATCAATTTCTTTTTTAGGAATTGTAATTCTTTTTATTTTAAATTCCTTGCCTTTCCAGTTTTGTTTAGCGGCGTTTGCGGCTTTTAAAAAAGCAGGATCATTTTTGCCATAGTATAAGCTAAATAGTTTTGGTTTTTGTAATCTTTCGCCTGTTTTAATATCTTTAGCTCTCCCATGAAACGCAAAATTAGCGGCTCTACTAATCATCCAAGGCGCTAAGTCCCCGTTTTCTGCTAAATTTTGAATTTCGTCTTGGATACTTTTTCTATTTGAATCGTTTATAACAACGTCTTCCTTTAATCCGTTTAATTTTATAACTTCATTTATAGATCTAGCTTGAGAAATTTCATTTAAATTAGCAATATCTTGATTTGCAGCTCCCGATATTTCAGCTACAATGTTTTGTTTAAGCTCATTTAAATCTACAATTTTATTTTTTAAATCCTCATTAGTGTTAAGTATTTTAACAGCTTGTGAAGCAGCTACAGAAACAGCAACAGCATCTTTAAATCTATTTTGTCTATTTGATCTAGCTTGCTTAGTTAGCGAAGCTTCTGTAAAATAGTTTATTAAATTATCAACATTTATATTTTTAAATGCAACTTTTTCTAATTTGCCATTTTTTTCAATAAGCATACCAGCTTCTTCAAATGGGTTGATCCCATCTTTACCGCGAGCCATTCGCATTCCTTCAGCAGTTAAAATATTATAAAAAGCCTCTGGATTAGATTTAATTTTATCACTAAAATCTTTTTTAGTTTTAGTATCCTTACCCATGAATTCATAAACCTGGTCTTTAAACTTAGTTATAAATCCACCCGAAATATCTTTTTTAAATGATTTAGTATCTGGGTTATAATTTTTTAATAATTCTCTTGTTACTTCTGCTTCATCAAATTTTAATCCTAGTGCTTTAGCAGAGTCAATCATTTCTTGTGCTTCTTCAACAACCATTTCGGTTTTCATTTGAGAATCAATAGCAGCAGTTGCATTATCTATATTTTCTTTAAATGATTGATCAAACATCTCATTATTAAATCGCATTGCTCTAAGATTGCCGCGGCTACTTAAAAAAGCGTCTAATCCTTGCTTTTCAGGATCAAACTCATTTTGTATGAGCATAACCATATTGGTCTTTGTGTCCTGAATAAATTTTTTTCTGTCTCCATACGATGCTTTTAAATCATCTGGAACAGGATCATATAATCTTTTAGCTATTGATTCAACAATACCCCCCATAGCGCTTTGAAATTCTAAAACAGCCTTATTAGATATTGTTTCGCCTTTTTTAATATTGTATTTATCATAAATAGCTTGAAGCTTAGTAAAGCTTTTTGTTTTACCTACTAATTTACTTTTTTGTCTTTGGTAATTAGCCTGAAGCTCTTTATATCTACTATCGTATTCTTGTTGGCTAATCTTTAAGCTGGGATCTTTTGTATTTAATAATTCTAATAATTCTCTACTTTTATTTACAAAATCTAAACTAACTTTTTTAAGACCACTAGCCGACGAAAAATCATTACCCACGAGTCCCATAGCGCTTGGCACGGAGTAAGCTAATTGTGCTTGTCTATTTTTTATTTTAAGATCAAGCATAGCTAATCTTTCAGGGTCTTTAACACCCTTTTTTATTTCTTGTAAATTTTTAATTTCATTATTTAGCAGCTCAATTCTTTTATTAAGGTAATCGTCTCTTGTTAGACCTTTGCTTTTAGCTAATTCAAATGTACTTCTTTCTAAACTAACGGGATCATAATTATTTTCATTAGCAGATTGTAAGATAGTGTCTTTTCTTTCTATTAAAGAGTTATATTTTTCATTTAAAGGCTGTATTGCTAAATCATAAGCATTTTTTGTTTTAGAATTATTAGAAATTTCAGCCGCATCTAATCTTATTTTGCCAATTTCAGAATTAAGTTTTATTAATTCTTCTTTTTGACTTACTGTAAGATTATCAATATTATTTAAATCTTTTGCTAAATACTTTACTTGTTTTGTTTTAATATCATTAACAGCATTAGCTAAATATTCTAATTGCTTTTTATCAGCAGGATCGCCTTGATTTAGCTTGCTCATTTCTTGATTTAGGCTTTCTATAATTTGATTGCCTCGAGCTATTTCTAATTCAGTATCACGAGATCTAAATGGGTTAAATACTTGCTTAAATATTAAAGGTGCTTTAAATATACCCGCGCTCATGACCGCTCCCGATGCAAAAGCATCTATTAATCCCCTATCAAGGCTAATATCTTTGTCAAGCATGAAAGCATCCACTAAATTTTCAGACGCCTGCGCAATAACCTCCGAGCCTCCTTCTTGTATAATACCTCCAGCAACGCCTTTAGCCGTTACTCCTTTTACATAGTTTGTAACAGCTTCTTTAAAAGAAGGTGATTTTTTAAAAGCAGATTTTAAAACATTTAATTGATTAAATGTAACTCTTTCACTCAAGGCTTCTGCAGTACCAACAATAGCGGGAGCAGCAAATAGTTGACCTCTTGAATAAGAAATTAATGGATTTTTATCCATTTCTCCCATCATTTCTGCATACTTACTACCCGCTGTAGTTGCTCCCATTGCCCATAATCCAGCTGTACCACCCGTTGCAGCTAATGTACCAATTATAGGTAATTGATTACCTACTAAATTACCAAACCAAGTCCCAAGATCACCCAATCCATCAAGCTCTTCAACGCTTTTATCTCTAGCTAATCCACCTCGTATTTCTTGACCCATGCCAGATAATAGCTTTCCTAGCATTAATCCGGATTCTTCAAAATTACCTAAGTTTACATTTTCTTCAGTAATTGCATCAATACCGCCTTCAATAGCACTAAAAATATATGCGGGAATATTCAAAAGACCTCCCCCTAATTCGTAAGTGCTAGCAATTGTTCTGCCTACTATATTTGAAACTGTTCCGTAATCTTTTCTTATTATATCATTAATTTCATCTGCTTTATCAAGCTTTTCAATAGCCTTAGCTAGCTCTTTATCTGTGTTTTGAAATTCTTTATTAATATAAGAAGCTTTACGTGTTACATTTTCTTGTATAGCTTTATATTCGTCAAGCTCTTTTTCATTTTTTAAAACTACATTGTTTAATTTACCAACATAATCTTTTATTTTTTGAGCTTCTTCTTGTATTACTTTATTTTTTATTAAAGTATTTCTGCTATCAAGATTTCCTACATCAGAAAGACCTTTAGCAATTTTACCTTCTTCTTTTAAAAGCTTTACTCTATTTTTAGATTTTTCTGCAATATTTTCAATATTTAAATTGAATTTTTTATTTCTTTTATCTTCAATATAATAATCTTCTGCTAGATTATAAATTTCATTATCAGAAATTATTGCATCAACTGCTTTATTGGCTTTTAAATCTTTTTCTGCTTTATTTAAAAAAGATCTTTTATATGCATCAGCTTCTAATAATTGGCTGGATAAAAATTCACCAGTTTCTTCATCAGGCATAGCACCAAATGCAGTTGTTTTGGGATTTTCATAATAAGATTTAAATTCTTGCCTAGCAGCTTCCTCTTCTTCTTTTTTTAATACTTGCGCTTTAGCCTCTTGCCCTGTAGCAGTTAAAAAAGGATCTTCTGCATATTCATTTACAAATTTACCCTTTTTAAATTGATATTGCAAATACTTTTGTAAGTCTTCTTCGGAATTAATATTTAAGCTTTTGTTTTCAAATAGCTCTTTTTTACTTACAATATATTCACCTTCAAAATCTAAATTACCAGGTATTGTTCCTTTTTCTGCACGAAATATATATTTTTTATCAGCTTCTTGTTGTTCTTTTGCTATTCTATTTGGAAGAGTTTCCTCTAGTGATTCCAAAAAACCACCTTCCCGCTGCAAATCCATAACGTTTTGCCCCACTGCAGGTGCAGCTTCCTCCGCAGCAGGTTCCATCTTTTTTGTTTCTTCTTGTTCTTCGCCTACTGTTGCTATTAATTCAGCATTAGGATTTTCTGATAAAAACTTTTGTTCTCCCGATGGGTATACATGATAATCCTGATCTTTTATTCTATAAATTTTATACATAATTATTTAACAGTAATAGGTTGTTTCCAAGTTTCATTATTTAAAGCGGCTATTTCTTTCATTAAAAATTCAACATTTTTAATTCTAGACGGATCAATTACTCTTTTTTTCTTTTGATCTTTCATTCCTGCTTTTCCTAATAAATAGTTTCCTTCTTCATCCAAATCAATAAAATATTTTTCTGGCCCTGATTGTAAAGCTGATTTTATTCTATCTATATAAGGGTCAGTTGAGCTAGCAAGTTCTCTAGGATCTCTTGATAGCCCTCCAACAGGAGTTGCCATAATTTGATTATAAATTTGCGTAAGCCCTATTGAGTTGCCTTTAGATGTGCTTTCTTTTAATTTTTTTGCGTAATCTAGTTTAGCAGATTCAAGTTGGTATTGTGCTTTTTGTGCATTAGCAGCATCTTTTTGTTGCTGTAATTTAGCTTCTTTTTCAGCTGCTTCTGCTTGGTCAATTATTTCTTGATTTTTATTTAAAGCGGCATTTATAGTTTTTTCTTTCCATTTAGGTTTTAAAACGTCATCAATAAATTCATCTAATCTATTAGCTTTTTTTAATTCATCAATGCCTCCACCTACGGTTTTTAGCCCTAGCCCCAAATCATCTTCTTTTTTACCCAATTTATTTCCTAAGCTTGATATTAATGCTAATTTATCTACAGAGTTAGCTGCATCTAATATATATTGTTTTATCCCTGCAGCTTTATCGCCCTGGCCTAAGCTTTTTAAATAAGTATCAAAGCTTTCTTCAGCAAGAGTATTTACCCATTCTTTAACGTTGCCCTTTTCATCGTATATTTCTTGTATTTGCGGTTGAAATTTGCCATCAACCATCTTTGATCCTGTATTAGCTTTTTTAGTATCAATTATATTCGCAACATCAGCTTTTATTTGATCATCAATTTTTGTTTTAGGCTTTTTTAATATTTCAGGCAACTCTTCCATTCTATTAAGAGCAATTTGTAAAGCTTCTTCTTTCCCGTCTGGGGTAATCCAATTTCCTAAAAATTCAACTTTACCACTATCAGTAACATTAAATTCCATATTTACATCACCTCTAACCATAGCCGACATAAATTCTTTTGTTTTAGAATCTATAGTATCTGATAAATTTCCAGCATCAATACCTTCCATATACTGATCAATTTTACCTAGCCATACTTTTTCAGCCGACTTAAAAGCACCCACCTGTGATTCAAGCATACTTACTCCTTTTGCGTAGTCTGCTGCGGTTACTTGTCCGTTGTCTCTTAATTTTTTTAAATCATTTAGTTTATTAACTATTTTTTCTGAAAAATCAACGCGAGAATCTTTTATGGAATTTGCTTCAACCTCATCTGCCGGTAAAATTAATCCCGTTTCAGTTGCTTTATCTAATTTTTGTAAAGCTAAAGCATCTGCAATTTTACCTCTATTTCTTTCTTCTAAGTCAACTTCAAGTTGTTTGCTTTTTAAAATATTTTGACCAATCATTTGACCAAATTGCATACCTTGCTCTATGCCTTCATTTATAGCTTTTAAATCTTCTACATAAGAAGGACCATAATATGTTGGATCAAACCAACCTAAACCTGTATTAGCCATTATTTATCTTTATTTAAAAATCCGCCTGCTGACAAAGCATTAATACCTCCAGCCGCTGCTTGTGTAATACCGCCTAATAGCATATTTCTTTGTGCTTGATTAGCCGCCGCTTTAACTCCTGCCTCTTGAGATTTTAAACCTAAATTAGCTGCTAATCTATTATATTCAGCCGCTTGTATATCAGCAGCTCCTTGTGCTTGCAACCTTTGTGCCTCCATGCCCATTTGAGCGCCAAATTGTGATGCTTGGTTTTGAGCTTGCATATTAGCTTGATTAAAAGCATTTTCGGCTTGGAATTCAGCCATTGTAAATTTATTTTGAGCATCTGCATTAAATCTATTCATTTGAGCTTCTTGGTTAAATTTACTTAAAGCAAATTGATTAGCTGCTTGTGCTCCAAATTGAGATGCTCGATTTTGAGCTCCAGCTGTAAACTGAGCCGCTTGATTTGTTGAATTAGCACTAAATTGAGCTGCTTTATTAGCTTGCGCTACATTAAATTGCTCCTGGCCTAAAGCAAATTGAGATGACAAATTGCTTTGAGCTAATTGATCTCTTTGTAATTTCATTTCACCCTCTGCACGCCGCAATTCATTTGCTTTTACTTGTTGATCAATATTAGCAGCAATGCTTGCTTTTGATTTTGCAGCAGCGGCAGCTAACGCCGTAGCTCCCCCAGCCCCTGTTCCAGCCTGAGCAGCTAAGTCTTGGGAGGCCGCTAAGGCTTGGTCTGCTTCTTGGGCAGCTAATTCAGCCCCAGCTGTAGAAACTTGAAGATTATTAAATTCATTTGTTAATCCCGTAGAGTCACCGCTTAATAATGCTCCAATATTAGTGCCCTGCGCTGTGTAACCTTGAGCTGTATAACCTGTAGAATCATAACCTTGAGCTTTACCTAAAGAAGGCATTTCAGCTGTTTGAGCTGCTCCAATTTGAGCTGCTTTTGCCGCTATAGGGTCATAAGAAGCTCCCTGCATTCCTTCAAAAGCATTTTTAAAATTATAATTTAAAACTTTTGATTCTGCTCTATTTTTTGCTTTTTCTGACTGTTCAGCAGCTTCTCTTTTTTTCTTTCTTCCGAATAAAGAGCCAATGCCTTTAATAATCCCTGGGGCTGCCCCCGCCGCTATAGCTATTAAAGGTGCTATTGAATAACTTATAGCTTCAACTAATGGTAAATGTACTATTTCTTCCATATTTATTGACTTGAATAAACAGCCTCAGAATTAATTGCAAATAATTCAGCTTTGTTAATTGATTTATCTGTCGGTAATTTAATACGTGTTCGCATAAATGTACCTTTTGTACCAGAAACAAGTTTAGTAGCATCAGCTACAATAGCTCCATTAGAAACTTTATATGTTGTTTCTTCTGAAACTATTGGCGCAAAATATTTACCTTCTTTTGCTTCAAAAGGAAATTTAATTATTGTACTCATTATGCATTTTGTGTTATACTAATTGTTTGATTAGCTACAGCAGAACCTGTTACGCGACTATTGTTATATTTACTAATTGTAATAGTAGCAGTTCTTTGTGACCCTGTAGTATTATCAGCTACATTAATTGTAAACGGATAATTTGATCCTAAAAAGTTAATACCATCAGGATCTACAACTTTTGTTCCAGGAGAACCGTTTATTAATACCCAGTTTTGATTAGCAGATATTTGTATTGGAATAGTTGCTCCATTAGAATTAGTTATAGAAGTATCTGGATCTCCAGAAGCTGCAAATGTAATTGAAGCTACATAAGTACCAACAGACGCAGTAACTTCACCAGATCCTGTTATTGTAGCAGTAGCTACAGTGTTTTCAAATATTTTAGGCAAAACAATTGTTTTTTCTAAATATTCTTGTGTAGAACTTTCAAGAACAGTAGTAATGCTATTTCCAACAACATCATAGCTTAACCCATGTCCATCCGGTAAGAACACCTTAGTAGTATCAGAAGCTGTCCATCTAAGTGTAGCTGTTCTTCTATCTACTGTGTCATAAGGCGTTGCATCATAAGCTACATTTATAGTAGTTGAGCTTGGTGTTGTTAATGTACCGCTAGCAGGCGTTGCCCAAGTTAAAGTAGGTTTGATAATTGCAGTTCCGCTAATTCCAATTGAATTGTTTGTTGCAACTGTTGGTACTGTTATTGGAAAACCTGCAGTAAGTCCGGTATTTGATATAGTTATATTAAACGGAACTATATTTGTGCCGCCACCCATATTACTATGATTGCTACAATAATAATATAAAGTTGGTGTTGTAGAAGTAATTACAATTTGCGTATATGCTCCAGCACTTCCAGGTGTTCCGTTAGTTGTTACCCCAGTAGTATATTCAGTACCGCCCCCATGCGTTCCATTAGAAGTTGTACTAAATCTTAAAGGATGATTAACGTTTGAACTATCACTTTGATCAAATATATAAGTTTTACCTTTAGTAAGTGGAACAGTTGGCTGTTTTAAATCATCAATAGCGAAGGCATTACTGCCGTAGTTTCTAACAACAACTGTTTTAGTTTCTGTACCAGATATACCTGAAATATTATATGAACCAAACGATGATGTATTAGCTACAATATTGCCCGGCTCTATATAATGAGTGCTTAGTGGTGTTACTAATATATCTAAATTTGTATCACCTGCATTAGTAAATGTTGCTAAAGCGGGACTTACAGCAGCATTTGAAACAGAATCCCCAACGCTTATTGTTAAAAGATTTACTTCGTAAATAAGATCAGCACCAGTACCAGAAATAGCTACTGTTTTTGTCTCATCAATAGTTCCAGCAGTGTAACTTATTAAAAATACCAAATTGCCATCTGTAATTGCTGATGGGCTTTGTATTGTTAACCCACTACCTGTTAGAATAATATCAGTAATTGAGTCAAATGAATAATCTGCGTTTTTAGGTTTTGCTGTAATTGTCCATTGAATTACATCATTTTCTTTTGCATATATAGATCTTTCACCTACAATAACGCTATTATTAGCGGCTCCTGATAACTGTAATGATATTAAATTATAATTATCTAAAGCTGGAGCGTTGCCAACAGATCCTAAATCAGTTTCTAAAAAATCAAGCTCCCATCCATCAGTTCCTTCATAGCTTATATTATTAAAGGTTTTAACTGTTGATGGATTGTCATTTAATATAGGCTCAATATATGATTCATTAGCAGACCCGCCGTAAAACGTATTTCTATTTACAGTGTCTTCATTATGTTTCCATAATTTACCATTTTTGAAAGTATAATAAATATTATTTAAACTTATACCCCCTTCTTGTTCAAAGGATTTAAAACTAGTCCAACCTTGCGAGCCTTCATCAAATGATATTGTAAAATAATTATCAGAAGCAGTTGCTACATTTGTATCTTTAAATCCACTAAATCCTTCCCCTATAATTGTTAAATGATAAAGACCTTGATATTCATCATAAGAGCCAATAATATCTGTTGATTTTTTTAATGCGTCTCTAAAAAAGTCACTCATACCATTTCTAGATATTTCAACTAATCCATTTTGTGATAAACGCATTACAGATCCTCGGTTTTTATCTGTAAAGTATTTGGCATAGCCATAATAAGCAAAAGACTTTGCGTCTTTTGAGATACCAAATTCACCAGCATATGGTGCTATTGTTCCTAAAAACTTTGTGCTTGTAGTAACAGGTATAGCCCCGCCTTCAGCTGAAAATATAAAATCTTTATCTATAGGGGATCTTGAAATTTTATCTTCCTGGAATACAACTACTTGCGTATCATCAGCAAATAGTTTTTGTATTGATCCGTCCTGAGGGTCTAAAGAAATAGTAAGCCCACCCTCGGATTCATTAAATTGATTTATATAATTTATATTTGTTCTTGAATTAAATAAACCACTCGAATGAATTAAAGTATTAAATCTTCTTTCTTCAGCAAAGTTTTCTTTTACTAAATATGCTCTTACTCCAACATCAAATGCTTTTTCATTATATCCAGCGCGTAATCTATTTATTTCAATATGAGCACCAGAACTGAATGTTAATAAGTAGCAATTGTAAAATTGAATATCTATAGCTGTTGTTGTTAAGCTTGATATTAATCCCCCTGTAGACGTTTCATAAAATATGTCTAAGTCAGAAATAACTGGTTCAGTTTCAAAAACACAAATTCCACTAGTAACTCCATCTGTAGGCACGGTTGCATTTCCAGAAGGATTTGCAATAGACTGCACTTTTGTAAGGCTAGATGTTGTTTTATTTACACCATTTAAAATTTTAGGATATACAGATACATTACATGGTGATATACTTGTTCCTGTACTTGGAGGTATAACAGCTGTTTGATCTCTTGGTATTTTATTTATACTATCCCCTAAGCGAACAACCGTGTTTAAAGATGTAATACTAGAAATCCAGTTATAGTACTCTTGTTCTCTTTGTTTTACTACTATTCTATATGAATAACACCAATCTAAAGCTTGTAATGCATTAATTGAAGCCTGTGAAAATGCTATACGCAACGAGTTAAATGCAGTAGTGCTGTCAGCTTCCCCAGTAGATGCATCAATAAATACTGTATCACCACCTGTTTCAGATAAAAGTACAGGTGTTTGTCTACCAAATTTATCAGCTAAAACTACACCAACCTGGTATGTTCTACGTGATTTTACAGACATAGCTTCATCTAAAGCGGCATACCTAGAAGAGGCTTCCCCAGTTCTTGTTACTGTAAAAGATAATGTTGGAATATTATAGTTTTGTAAATAATTACCATATATTAGTCTTCCACCAGCTAGCTCTTGTGATTTAGCCTTACGAGGTACTGAATCATACACACGTGTTAGCTGATCGCTAGGTAATGTTTTAAATGGGTCTTGAGATTTGTAAAAGAAGTTAACAGATGTTTCTGTTGTTACAATCTTTTTTTCAACAACATAAAGAGCATTTGATCCTGTTTCTTTATATATTAGTTCAACTTTTTGTATCCCATAATTTGACGGTGTTGGCACAGAGAGCTGTACCGATTTGATAGCATTAACAAATGTTTCAATTTCACCAAAATCATTTATATTTGATGATATTGTGTCAACATTATCTAATCTTGAAAAGCATACTGGTGTAAAAGGGGCCAATACGCTATATTCACCATCTTCAAATTGGTATCTATAAGAAAATCTAATTAATTTGTTTTCTAAAAAGTTTGATGTAATAGGATCACCATTTTCATCAACATCAGATACACCAACAATTGTTGCTGCATTATATGGAGCATATTTTGCTACTGATATTAAATTATCAATATCTGATGCTAAATTATAATAGCTTGCGTTGTTTTTTGCGGTTTCTACGTTTATTTTTCTAGGCGGATTACGATCATCTGTCCAAAACAATAGTTTATCTACTAGATTAACCCCTGTTATTGGATAATCTTGATGAAAGTTTAAAGCCGTACTGTTTACTATTATAGTTGATTTATTTGCTTTTTGATCGTATTCAATTATTTGGTGTGAGCCAGAATTAATATGGTTATACGAATCATTGCTGGTAATGAAATAGTATATTTTTTCATCACCATTGTCTCTATATTGCCCAATTGTTTTAGCATTAGATATACCTGTATCAACAATAAGCTTATTTCCTAATATATTTTCAACTGAGCCTATATCTGAACTTTCTGACTTGCTAACATTTATATTTAATGCTTCTCGATATTCACCGGGCTTAAGCATTTTTTCATCTAAATCGCGATTCATTCGACTCGCGTTAAAGAGTCTTTTGATTTCTGGCATATTTTAGTGTTTAATCCACTTAGACTTACCTCTTAATACTTGTGTTAATTCTTCTAATTTAAGATTACTTAATCTTATTTTAGCGTTACGCATTTTTGCAGCCGCTTCCTTTTTATATAAAGCTGCAGTTGGGCCACCTGAGGGTCTTAATTTAGATAAATTATAAAGCATATTAGCATAAACAGCATCTTCAGCTAGCTTAGGCACTAATACGTTGTCAAAATTACCGTTATCACCTAGCCCATCAGATATATATTGTATTGATATTAAATCTCCTTCGCTAAAAAATGAATCAAAATATATTTTTCCAGCTTCTAAGTCTAGCACATAACTACCATTTATATTTTGTCTTTCAGGCTCTGACCCATATCTTCTGCCGTAAGCGGATAGATCATCATCATCATAATAACCATCATAATAGTTTTGAAAGTCTTTGGTTGTAAGAAATCTTTCAGAAGCTTGAAAACGCTCTGCTGTTTCAGACATTTCATTAAATGTTAAATTACCTTCTTGATCATATATGTATTTATAATCTTGGTCTTGTGAAACAGCCTTTGTAGGTTTTACATATTTAGCGTTTTGGATTGGTCTATGGTTACCATTAGAATCTACATAAGCAATTTTAACATAGTTAACGTAGTCAGAGGGTAAAGATAGTTGTAATGTAGAGCTTAGTTCAATTTCAATATTTTTTTCTGCATGAAATATATCATAACTAAATTCTTGTACTGAACGCTGGGCCCAGAACGCAACTTCATATCGTGGTATTTTTGTAAGTACTTTACCATCACCAATATAAGCAATCATAAAGTTATTTATAATATCATTTAAATGAACTCTACTATAATATCCTGGAATTGCTGTTCCCGTGCCTCCGTCTAAAGCAGAGTAATTATCTACGTCTAAAGGTTTTCTTGATATTGCCATTATTGTTCAGTTACTTGTAATTGTTGTTCTTTTGCTTGGCCAAAACCAGCTACATCCGCTTGTTTTATAGTTACACCAGCTAATGTTAATATTTTATATACTAACTCATTTTTTTCTGATGAATGTAATTCAAAATTTAATGACTTACTAGTTGCTCCATAATCGTCCACAGATGGATCAAAAACTGTTGAATCATATATAGGCTTATTTGGTATACCCGAAGCAATCTGGGACGACGTAGGCATTAAATAACCCCATTTTGGTTTGTTTGGTTTCTTTAAATATTCTAATGAAACCCCTGACGTTACAGTTAATGGATATACTTTTATTGCATTGCCATTTATTGTATAAACAGGTTGGTCAGAAACAGGTGATGTTAGCGGTGATAAATTAATATATTTTAAATCTTTATGTGATGCTAAATCTGCATCTACGTTATTCACTGAAACAACACCTATTTTATAAAGATTGCTAGGCAAGCTCCATAAATTATTAGAAACAGAAAGTGAAGCTGATGTATAAAATAAATTTATTTTTTCCGAAGTAAGTAATACCGGATCAGCAAAATCAGTTTCTACTGCAACACTTGATTCATACATTAGCTCTTTATTAAAATAACTTTCAAATATTTCGTTTTGAGCTTGATCAGCTAAATTATTAAACTCTTCGGGAGTTATATAACCTCTATTATCTTTATTAGTAATAGTAAGTACGATATTATATACTTCGTTTATATTTACCATGCGTAGATTATTAATTAGTGAGCACAAGGCTGATTTCTCGCCTTATGCCCTGTATCTTATGAAAGTTTTTTCATAATAGACTTCATTAAATCAACACCTTCATCTGTTTTAAAGTATGCAGCTAATGCTCCATAAGGGTGTTGATCAAAAGGTACAGTCATTACCTTTTTACCATTTGCTAATTTAAATACAGTACCATCATCAGTTAAATTTAATAAACCAATTTCAACTGCTCTATTAGCTAAGTTTCTAAGTTTTATATCTTCATCTTGAGATAATTCAATAAACAGCTCTGGATCATCCTGAGCAAATCTATAAGCATCTCTTTTTAATTCTTTAGAAGACATTCCTGAAACAGCAGAACCAAGTTCAGTTCTCATAATTGCTTCTAAATGTTCAATATCTAAAGTTCTAACAAGGTTTAATGCTTCTAGTTCTAACTCTAATGATTCAATTTCATCAGTAGCTTCTTTTACTTCATCAATCTCTGCCCAAAGCTTGTTTGCTTGTGGATGATATAAAGACATTAATTTTTGTAAATTTTGTTGCTGTCTTGGCACTTCTAGAACGCCATCATAAAAAATAACGTGCCCTAAAGTAGCATAGCCAGTTTGTTCATCAACAAATAATGATTTTTGATTTGTTGCATAACGGATTTCTTTATTTTCACCGTTTTCTTCATCAAACCAAAAAAGCGGTTTTCTAATTGTATGTTTTGATTGGACGGTCCAGCTAATTGGAGCTTTACCACCAGATAAAACATATATTCTATCTTTTATTTCCCAGCCTTTTTCAATTTTACGTACCGGGGCTTTTTTTGTAGCTTCCATAATATAATATAATAAGATTAAATATAGAGGGTAAGGGGCAGCGTATGCCACCCCATCCTCTAATAAATATTAAGCTTTAAACAATACGAAATTGTTAGCTCCTTGTACAATTAAACATCTTTCAGATAGATAATGCATTCTCATCTCATCAATTGGTGAGTTAGAAGCACCTCCAACAGATCCTGTAACCCAAGATTTGTTCTTTCTGTTTTCTGTTTCAGAAGCACGATAACGAACATGCAAGAACGGTCTCTTGATGTTTTTACCAAGTACTTGATCATAAACTGTAGAAGTACCAGCAGGAACTAATACACCTTCAATATCTTTGAAACCTCCACGAGTAGAGAAATCATTTAAATATTTCCAGTCAGTTTTATAGAAATCATAAGAACCTCTACGGTATCCAGTAAATCCTAAGTTAAGAGCCATATCCTCGCTGTTGTTGAATACACCAAAAGAAGTACCTCCTGAGTATCCACCATTTTGTTGTGCTAGGATGTCATCAATTTCTAAAGAAAGATCACGACCTAAGAAAAGCATATTTTCTTCAATTGCTCCTTGCTTATCTAATTGTTTAAGAACAGCATCAAAATCAGTTAATGCACCTCCAGAAGCTTGAGCCCCAAAGTCAGAGTATACATTACCGCGAGCTTCAATAGCAGCAAAGAATCCTTCAGAACCTTTAGCAGTAGCTGTAATGTTTGAATCGTAAAAGTCTAGAGTAGCTCCAGTACCATTTTGCTCAACACCTTCAACCATTGCCATTTCTAAATAATCTTCCCAACGTAATCTATTTTCGTGCTCAGATTTTAAATACCATAAGTATCCAGAAGCTCCGTTTTCAGAAGTAACCTCAATCCATCCGATTTGAGCAGTGTCAGAACCGTTGATAGAATAGTGCTCTTTAAGAATAACAGGGCTATTTTTAAATGTAGCATAGCTAGGATCTAGCTTTTCAGTAAAGTTAGAAGATCCTTTTGCAAATTCAGATCCGTAAGCAAGAGCTGTAAATCTTTCAGTTGTAAGAATAGCTGGAGTTCCAGTTAAAGATTTAACCTGGAAATATTGTCCAGATACATTAGTTACAATACCTTTAACAACAGCACCAGTTCCTCCAACTCCTGAAGTAGCTGATGATTGTGCTTGGATCATAACTGTTTGTCCTTTACGGAAGTTAACAGCTGTTGTCCCTTGAGATGTAATACCTAAGCTAGTTGGTTGTGCAGCAGGAACAGTAAAGTTCATTACTTGCCCACCAGCAGCAGAAAGAGTAGCCGTTCCAGGAGTAGTTCCAGAAGTAGGCATAGTAGCTGCTGAGCTTAAATAAATAATATTAGCATAACGAGTATGCAATCTACCTTGCTCAGTCCAGATAATTTGGTCTGAAGATGAAGGCATTTCTGCTGATACCATACGAAGGAAAGATCCAATAGAACGATTTCCGTAACGCTCTACTTCTTGTTCGTATACATCAGGTAAAAATTGTTGAGCCCATTGATTAAATGAGCTATCTGTAAAATCAATATAGTTACCAGTATAAAGAGCTTTGCTTTGAGTTGGTTGCAAAGCTGCTGGTATTCCACTTGTAAAAGCCATTATTAAATGTTTTTAAAATTAAGTTATTTATTCCATTTTATGCGCAATCGATCTGAAGAATCACCTTGTACAACTCTTACTTTATTATCACTTTGTGGAATAGCTGAATTATCAGTTCGTGGGCTCATATCAATATTTTTAGACTTCAGCGCGGCATCTTTAATAGCATCGGCACGGCCCTGCTCGTAAAAATGATTTGCAATCCTATCTGCATTATTAGCTGCAAATAAAGCCTTATGATAATCACCAACTCTTTCCATATGACCATCTTTGTTTAAAAATGGTTTAATAAAGTTTTCAATTGACGATTGTGAAGTTTTTACTTTTTGCGTATTATCAACTTTAAATCTATATTTTTTTTCACCAACTTTGAAATCAAAACCTTTGAATTCATCTGAGAAAAACTTTTCAGACCTAGTGTCAAATACTTCTTTTGCTTTTTGAGATTTTTCTTCGTATTCTCTCGCTTCATTATAAAACGCATAAGCTTCTTTATAATCCTCAGGAATATCAGTTTGCTTTCTTAACTTAAGATCAGCGTAATATTTCTCCTTTGAATCATTAAAAAACTTTTGTGCTTCATATAGTCTTTCTTTAAATGCAAGTTGTTTTGCTTTAACTTCGGATGGTTCAGCCATCTCTTCATCATAAGCAAATTCTTTTTGCATTAAAAAATTTATATCCTCGCTATCTAAATGAGGCTTAGTGCTTTTTAAATATTCAAATACTAATGAAGTATTATTCATAGTAGAGTAATCTTTATTAAGATTTACATAATCTTCTAAAGTTCCTCCTGTTTCTTCCATAAAGCTTACAAGCTTTTGAATATCTTCAGGATACTCTACTGTTTGTTGTTGTTGTGGTTCTTCAACTACAGCTTGTTCAACAACTTTTTCTTCTTGCTGAACAACTTCTTCTTCTATTACCTCTTCAAGTACGCTTACCTCTTCTTTTTGGTTTTGGTCTTCCGTACTTTCGACCCGTACTTGTTCGTCCACTTTCTCGCTATCTCCGGATGTTTCATCCACAGATACGCTCTCTGTTTCTTGCTTTTGAATGGCATCTTCTTCTTGTTTTGGCGGGGCGTCAACATTTACACGATAAACACCGTCATCTTGAAACCCATAATTAGAATCTACTTCGCCGCTATCAATAGCCTCTTGCAAAACAGCAGCTTCTTTTTCTTGTGTTGAAACATTATCTGTTCCTTCAACAACTTTTACTTCAACTTGTTCTTCCATGATATAATATAATATAATAATTTATTTTTATTTTGGTTCAAACCTTGAAAGGTCAAAACCGCCTAAAACATCATTTCCTTTTGATTCAAATGATTGCTTAGGCTTTTCAGTTTTTGGTGGTCCCGCAATAGAGCTTGTAGATATTTTTTTGTCAGCTATTCTTTCTTGCGTTTCCGATTGTTTATCTACCAATTCTTTTTGAGCAGATAACTCTAATTCTTTTAATTTAACATTAAGGTCATACTCAAATTGCATTAACTCTTTTTTAGTTTGAGCCTCAAATTGTAATTTTTTAATAGATAACTCATTTTCGGCAGTTGATATTTGAATAGCCGATTCTGATTTAACTTGTTGTGCTTGTGCTTTAGCATTTTCTATTTCAATTTGTGCTTTACCTTGAGCTTCTGCTTGAGCAACAGCGGCCGCTTGGGCTGCTTGCTGATCAGTCATTTGCTTTTTAAGCCTTCTGAATTTTAACAATTGATTAGCAAGTTTTATATTTCTAACTTCTCTAATATCAATTGCATCTTCCAAAAATATACTTTGCTGCGCTAAAGCTGCTTGTATATTATTTTCTAAAGCTTGTTTTTCAAGTTCATCCGGCTGGAGGTCTAAAAATATACCAAAATCATGTAAATGCAAATTTTGTAATTCTTTTAATGATCCCACACTGAACTGCCCTAGGCTTGAAATGAATACATCTCTTGTTGGATGAAACTCTAGTATATCTTTAAATCTTAATGATATTGCTTCAGCTAAGGTTTTTGTAATAAATAAGCTAGACTCTAATATATGTCTTGTTGCTACATTACTATTTGCCGCGGCCATTTTTTGAACACCAACCAAAGCTTTAGGATCTGGATCTGAACCATCACGTGCTTCATTTAAACCAGTAATATCACGTATCATTTGTAAATACTGATTATAAGCCCCAATCAATAGCTGAACTTGATTTCCACCGCCACCAGGTAATTCTTGGATTGGTACTTTACCAGGATTAGGGTCACCTTCAACAGTTAATGATCTACCAATAATAGATCCTGTTTGAAAGTACATGTTTAATGCCTCTTGTGGATTATAGCTTGTTCCATTTCCTAAATCAATTTCAGCTAATCCGTCAGCGTCAATATATACACCAGATGGTGTCATTCTTTGTATTGCTTGCTGTAATTTTAAATGTGTTAACTGAATTAAATCAGCATAGGGTGTCATTTTAGATACAAGCGAATCTATTTTACCTTTATATATTCTTGGAGCAGCAACAATATAGTTCATTAAAACTTTATTAGCATTTGAATGTGGTCTAACCATATTAGATGCTTTTTTCCAACGCAATAATTTGTTTGCTCCTAAAATATATACTCCTTCGTATATTACTTCTTGTGCTTTAGCAACTTTTTGAAATCTTGTTCTTTTGTCTTTTGGTGGATCAAAAGAATCATCTTTTTCAATTGCTTTTTCTGCACCAGAATTGATTTCTTTTATTTTATAAACGTTATTTTCCCATGTTTTCCAGTTAAAATATAATACGTTTACACTATTATCAGCTGAATCAGTTGTATTTTCAACACTATAATTATTAGAGTAATTATTCCAACCTCCACTTTTTTTACTTAAATTATCAATATCTTCATCAAGCAAATCTGGAAATTGTTTTTTCAGTTCATTTACTCTTGTTGATTTTATTTCACCAAAGTAGTAACAGTCTTGAAAATACGGATCTTCTGTATATGACCAAATTAAATTAGCCGGATCAACATAGTCTAATTTAACACCATCTGAATTATTAAATGAATGTTTTGCAGCACCAATACCTAATACGGCTATATCATAATCAATTCTTGATTTTGTATATTCATATTTATTCTGGTTAAAAATATTTGATATTGCTTGTTCTTGTGCAATCTCAATGCCTTGCTTATAATTAAGCTGCATAAATAAATCAAGCTCCTCGCTTGATCCTGGTAATTTTTCTTTTTCAATATTACGAACATTAGTACCAAGCTCTGCTTCAACTAAATCAAGCATCGAGTTAGTATTCATATCTCTTTGAATCCCCTCAACATACTTAGTTCGCTTGCCCGTAGATATTGGATCTTCACCTATTGCTCTAATATTATATAAACGATCTTGCATGCCGTTTACAACAATATCAATGAATTTTGGAATAATAGGCACTGGCTTCCAATCTAAATTAAGATATGATAAATCCCCATTAATTGCAAATTCATCTTTATATTTTCTTATAGACTGTTCACCTCTAGCGTATAAACGCAATCTATGGAATTCATCCCTTAAAGCATAATATCTTCCTTGCGAACCACGCCCTGAATTAAACCATTCTTGCTCTATGGCTTTTGCAACTTGCGTACCATATTCAGCAGTTTTTTTCTCTGAGTCAGACACAGCCTGACTTGGAAATTGAGAATAGCTATTTTTAATTTTTGCCATATTTATTTAATTAGCACACTTCTGTCTCCTTCATTCTTATATCTTGAGAATGAAAAATTAAGTTTTTTTGTTGATCTTTCTTGTCTTGGTCTATATAAATGTTTTCTGCAAGCCATTATTGCAAGGCCGCTACTAATTGACGCGTCATGCGCTGTTCGTTTTGATATATCAAATTTGGCCCAATCTTCAAGTGTTCTTTGAAAATACATATTTCCATAGCTATCACCAAGATTACCAACATTTTCTTCTATATAAGATTCAATAGCAGCAGCATGAGCTTGCCGTATATCTTCTGATGTATTTGGTATACCTCCAAGTTCAGCTTCTGTTTTTGATAATGCTGCCCGTAATTTATCTGGGCGGTTCATAGAAAAACCTCTATAACCTCTTCTTTTAAAATGATATAATAATCTAGGTTTGTTATTTTCTGCAAGTATTGCCATGCCATAAAACACTGTAGCCATTAATACATCTTCAAAAAATATTTCAGCTGTTTGTGGTCTAGCAATATATTCTAAAAAAAACCTGCTTGACGGAAAATCGGGATTCATTGAAAACGTTGTTAAACCGTGCAATGCTCCATTAGAACCGCCCCCTCCAACTGTACCAGATATATCATATGAGTCACATCCAAAATAACCAAAGCCTTCATTGCCTGGATATTTTATTCCATTTTTTTCAATTACATTATTTCTTAATTTAGCTTTTGGTAACCAGCTTACTAAAAATCTTCCACTTCTATTTGGTGTCCAAATAACTTCTGAATCTTTTATACCGTTTTTCCAAGAAAAACTTCCGCGAACAACATAACCGTTCATTGCCATTTCTTCATTATGGTCAATTTGTTCGTATATTTTTGTTAAATTAAATAATGAGTTTAAAGTTTCATCTCTAAACGCATGCTTTTCGCTTCTTGGAAATTGTCTATAATATTCATTTAAAGCATCTGCGTCATTTTTTAATCCTTCAACTTCGTTTTCCCAGTGTTCAATAACTCCTGTAGTGATAGTATCCCCGCTAATTCCTTCAACCGCTTCTGATGGTGTATTGAAGACAGGATAGCCATACTTATCAATGAATCCCTCGTATCCCCATTCCATAGGTATGAACAAAGAGTATAATCCACTTGCAGTCTGGCCATTCTTATTTCGTTCTCTAACGTCTGAGCCATAATAAAGTTTTTTAAAGTTATCGCCACCTTTGTCTAAAGCATTAGACGTAGAACCCATCATACATTTGCCAACAACTCTTGCCCCTAAGCGTAAACACGTTTTAGTTACACGCCAGTTGTTAAGAATGTTATCAGGCCGCTCCCATTTACCAGATTCATCATGCACTAATAAAATTAATTTTTCACCGTCATAACTATTGTCTCCAGTATTTTTCCAATCTATTGTAGTATCAAGGCCTTGACCTGCTAGTTCGTCGTCACTTTCTTTAAATGAATTTCTAGTAAGTCTTCTTGATGGAACTTTATATGACAATTCTGTTTTAGGCCGTTCCATACCATCTTGTATTGGCTTAAAAAAGAAGGGATAATTAATAGATATTGGAACTACTTTATCGGTAAACATTTTTTTTGCATCGCCTCCTGTTTTTGATAAAATACCAAATCTTGAATCTCTTGAGGTTGTTGCAATATTAACAGTTTCTGATGATGCCATAAAGCTAAAGCCAGACCGTCTATTTTTGAGGTAGCACATTCCGTAACACCTATCGTCTGCTTTGCACGCTTCCCAGAAGTAATAAAATATTCTGTTTGCTTGCCTAAAGTCTGGTGCTCCAACATCAATCTTTGTCCAGTTGAGGTACATATAATGTGATCCTGTAATATAACAGGGTTCACCATTACACATAAACCAATAGCCGTCATTACGCCTATTAAACTCAGTATCAATATACTGGTAATAGTTTTCTTTAACTTCTTCTGGCTGATGTTTAAAATCGTGTACAGATTTAATTTTTCTTAATGATTCTGGTCTTTCCCTTCTTTTAAATACCTGATCTGTTTTTTTTAAATTTTGACCATCTATTTTTTCAGGGGTTTGAGGTATCGCCACCTTAAGACCTTGAATCTCATATATCTCACCAATTGTACCGTCTTTACTTATTATAACACAATCAAGATCTTCGTTATAACCGTATTTGTACTTTTTGCTTTTGTTATTTTTTTTAACCTCTTTGGTATCAACGTGGTCTATAATTATATTGTAGAGTGTTTGCTTATACATTATTTTATTCTATCTTCTACACCTAAAAATTTTACAGACTCCTTTTTTGATTCTTTTTGGTTTTCTTCGCTAAGGTCTTCTATTTTTTCAATTATTTTAAATGAATCTTCAATTGCTGCCCATTTTGCTTGCGCAGCTATTTTTGCTTTTTCAGGTTCTAATTCAGTCAAATCTATTCTTTGACGTATAACCTTGTCAAGTTCTTTTAATGCAACTTCAGCCGCTTCAATTACTTTTTTGCGTCGATCCATATTTAATTGTTATATGATTTGATAAAACTCTATATAATTTTTGATCTTCTATATTAAACTCGTATTCTGAATCAGGTGAAAACCCTACCACGTCTCCAATAGCAAACCCTAACGCTTCCAAATGCCTGTTGCTATACACAAGCTTTCCAACTAATTTTTGCTCAAGCACGGTGGCCCATTGTGAATCTTCTTGTAATGGTGCTACAAAACAATAATCATCTAAACATAGCCATTCATCATTTCTTTTATACGCGTATATCTGCTCGGGTGAAACCATGTACTCCATTTCATTCAAATAGCTTGATGAATTTTTTTCATTACCGCGTATATCAATCCATCTTCTAAATACATTGTGATGTAAAATTACTTCGTCGCCTTTTTTAATAGGCGTAGGCACCATTAGTGGCGTTGCCATAACACGACCTACTCTATTTGTGAACATATAATCTCTTTCTGTTATTTCAGTATTTAAGATTAACTCTTGTCCTTCTACATCTGTAGAGTTATTATATCTTTGATTAGAGTAAATAATAAAATTGTAAATTGAGCGCATTAGTAATCTAGATTGTATTCAACCGATACAGCCATATTTTTATTAAAATGTTTCCATGGTAATACTTCATCCGATTTTTTAATAAATATATTATAAGAGCCTTCTTCTTCTATAATATCAGATATTGTATGCCCACCGTAAACTTCTTGACCAACAGCATAATGCATTGCTTCATTTTTATAGTCTTGGCCAATTGATATTTTTCTAATTAATTTCATTCTAGTAAGTCCAAATTGTTGTTTCAGGTGCTCCAGGATAACCAATACCCACATGCACAAAATTGCTTTTTCTTGATATGCCTATTCTTTTAAAGCCAACTTCTATAGCGGCTTTAACTAATCTAAAGGTTGCTTCACCTCCTACGCATGCAATATCAACAGCTGCGCCATGCGCATGTTCTCCAGGCTTTGCTTTTTTAGCTTCAATAGGATGTTCCGGACTTCTGTATGTAGATGTTAATTTAATTGGAAAGCCGTAAACTTCTCTTAGATTATCAAGCATATCTAAAAGCTTTGGATCCATTTTATCAAATTCATTAAATTCAGATTCATTAAAGTATTTCATTATATTAATTTTTAAGTTTACTATGTATATTAATTAAAGTATAAATAATTGTTAATAATAAAACCCCAGTTTGTAATAAGGGATTTAAACCTTCTGCCAACGGCGAGCTTGCTAATAATGCTGTTATATTTATACCGTATATTTTTAAATCTGTCATTTGTGTCTGTTATTACCCATAATCTTTTCAGCTCCACGCGATCCAAAATAACCTATGAATACAATTGTCATTAACTCTTTTACTGTGTCTAATTGTTCTATTTGCATATACCACCCAATAACAAAAGCTACTGTTAAAAATACTAATGTTAAAGGCCGCACATTAGAAGCTAACCAAGATCCGGATCTTGCATCAGCAACCCAACGACGCGTTATGCCATCGATTTCAGTTCTTTCTAATTCTAGTTTTTTAAGTGCTAATTCTTTATCAGCATCTGACATTTCAGAACCACCAATAATTGCTTGAATAACACTTCCAACCGGAGTATCTTCTGCTATTGCACCAACCACGGATGGTATTTTATTTAATAAAAATTTACCAACCGCAGTTTCTTTAAATTTCTTTTTTTCCATTATGCTATTGCTAAATAAACGTAGCTACTACCATTTCCGTTGATATCACCATTGCTTTGCCCTGCTACAAAATAAAACCCATTAGTACCAAAATAAGCATATGCATAAGTTTCTGAAGATGCATTATATTCTGCGCTATCTAAATTTGCATTTAGATTGAAATCTATTCTTGTAGGCAAACTACCAGAGTCTCTTGCTCTGTCATATAATCTCCAGTTGCCTGTAGAATCTGTTCTTTTTATTAATAAGAATCTTGGAGCAAAACCCGTGTTAATAGTATTAGCCCCTCCTGTTCCTGTATAACTTCCTATCTTCTGATAACCGGTTACAGAGTGGAAGCAGTAGGCTACTAAATTATCGCTGCTTTGGTTTACGTTAGCAGATGTCCCTATATTTACTACACTACTAGTAGTCGTATTAATTCTAGCGGTAGAAGTCGCATTTGCGTTATTACCATTTAATAACATATAAGCTCCTGCGCTTAGACTAGAAAAATGAGTAATCCAACTTCTAGTAGATTGGTCTCTACTTTTAATAATTACTAGCTCCGGTGCGGAGTCTAACCCGTGCCCAAAACTAGTATTAGAACCTGTACCTGTATATGTGCAAATAGAAAAACCAGCTTCTGTATTAGCACTTACAGAAGAAGTAATAGAGCCGTCTGTATTTGATACCGCGGCGCCTCCTGCTTTCCAGCACCATCCTACAAAGTTTTGTCCGTTATTATTTACTGCGTAACTAGCACCCCCCACAGAAAAACCATCTGAATTAAAAGAATAAATATAATTATTACCACTTGAAACCGATTCTGCGTTAGTTAGATTAGGAAAAAGTGCTGCTCTTCCACCTCTTACTATATCTCCAACTACGTGGGGATTAGTTGCTGACCTTGATTTAACCCAAACCAAATCGGGTTGGAATCCTACACCTGTAATAGATTGTGTCCCGCCATTACCTGTATAAAGTACTGTATTAAAGTTATCTGTAGATACAATTTGTTTTTGAACAGTTATAGTAAATGTTCTTGGTGTTGTTTGATTTTCATCATCTGTTGCAGTAACAGTAAATGTATATAATGTATTTGCATTCAATATAGATGTTGTACCATCAATATTAGCACCTGTAAGCGATAATCCTGTAGGTAAAGCCCCATTTGTAATATTAAATGTAATTGTTCCGGCATCAGGCTCTGTAGCTTGTAGTGTAATTGTAGATATAGTTTCGCCAGAAGCAAATGTACCTAAACTACCCGCTGCTGTTGTCCATGATGGAATACCATTATAAGATATGCCATTAACATAAGTAGCTGAACCTGTATCTGTATTGGTTACAACAATATCGTAATCTCCGGCTGTTTTAGCAGGAGTGGTGATGGTAAGTTCTGTGCCAGATACATAAGATACAGAAGGGGCGGCTGTTCCCCCAATGGTCACAGTAGCGCCAGTTTGAAAATTACTCCCTGTTATAGTTACAGATTCTCCCCCAGCAGGATCTGCTGCAGTTGCTGTGCCAGGATAGTCAATACTAGCTATAGTGGGATTTATAATAATAGAAGACCAGGTCATAGTTCCATCTCCGTTGGACATTAAATAATATCCGTCAGTGCCATTTCCAATTATGCCTTCAAATAATCCAGCTTTTATTTTTGTTTGTGCCATTTATTTATAAATATATCTTTAGTTGTTCCATTATTTAATTGCTAAATAGATGTAAGTGCTTCCATTTGCGTTTTGGTCGCCTGAATCCCCACTAATCGTAAAACCATTCGAATCAAAGCTAATATATCTACC